GCGTTCCATTAAATTCAGCACTAGGCTTCCAATACCCATTGCTAATCGCATTAACCCTTTTACTGTCATCCCAAGCTGAACCACATCCTTGACAAACAATGTTAGCGTCTTTAAGGATTCCATTAACTTTTTGAAAATGTACATCTTTCCACTCCAATAATGTTTCATCATTACAATCAGGACATCTTACATAAAACTTTCTCTGATCGCCTTGCTCGTAGAACTGTTGAATACGAGAGTTACCTTTTATTGTTGGTGTAGATACCATTCCAATCTTTCTATTAAAAAAATTAGAGGTTCGTCTTTTACCTAAACCAATAATATCACCTTCCGTAGTCGCTGTAGAATACCTATCGACCTCATCGCATAGAAGTATCCTGACAGGCCTAGAGCTTGCGCTAGAAGGCGAGTTTGAACCAATTAGATCCAAACTACCACCTGTAAAAGATTTGCTGTAGACGGTGTTTCCGCTATCCCTAGACCTTGGATCTTTTACTTTGTTACTTAACTTTTTACTGTCTCTAATCATCGGTGTAATCCGATTTTTAGAAAATGTACCTGCCATAGTTAAAGTCGGTTGTATAATCATTATAGGGCTTGGATCTAAGTCAATATGATAACCTAATACATTAAGCAAGATCTCAGTTTTGCCTAACTGACTACCCGACATAATTACAACTTGTTCTACCAACGGATCTGAGAAAGCATCCATCATTTCTTTTTGAAAAGAATAAGTTACCCACTTGCCAGGTGATGCACTTGTCTCCGATGATAGAACTCTATTTTGATCCGCCCACTCGCTCACCGTCATCTTTGGCGGAGGTTTCAAATTCTTTAATGTCTCTTGTGCTGTTATCTGTAGAGACTCTGTCGGTACTTGTAGCATCTAACTCCACTTGGGTATTGACTAACTCATTTAAAATTAAATCAACTTCTTCATCAATTCTTGTTCTAACTTGAACTAAGCTTGTAGCTCCGTAAACATCTGCACTTACTCTTGAGCTTAAAGCTAGTAATTTAGTTTTTATTAATACAGCAATGCTAGTCCAAACTTTTTGAATATCGTCTTGGTGTTGTAGCTCACCGTTTTTTTGTAAAGCTTCTAATTCTAATATCTCAGCTCTTGCTTTTTCTTGTCTTAGCTTTGCTTCTCGTAAATCTTGTGGTGCATCACCATGAACGACCTGACCTCTAAGATATTTTATATAGCCTTGTATCGAATCAACTAATCGATACCGATTTCTAGCTTCTTGTTGTGGTAAAGTACCTGACTTAGCTAGTTGCTGTATTCTGCGTACAGACAAATCTAATATGTCGCTAAGTTGCTTACTTGTTACTGTTAAATCTGGTTTTATCATTTCTTTGTAATATTATTACAATTTCGCTAGTTTTTTTACCTTTATATATATATTTAAACGCATTTTAAAGCTTTTACAGGCTTATTTTTATAATAAATGCTTTGCATATACTTAACTACCTGTTTTTTATTTTTTTTGTTGTACGGCTTTTAAATCGCTACCGAAGGCTACTTAAAAGGTCTGTCACTAGCAGAAGCCTGCGCCACGAAAAACC